TAGAAATTGAAAACTTCCTTACCCCAGAAGAAATCTCATACCTGAAGAACTTCATGAAAACTAATACCCACTGGGACTATACAGAAGATCAGTATAACGATGAGGGGGTTCAGATCTATGATGCCTCTTATTGGAAAGATCGGGTAGCTACCTGGAATACTCTGACAGAAGCTAACCCAGAAGTTCTTGTGGTAATTTCTAACGCAGTAGCCAGATTTAAGCCAATTGTCGAAAAGTTTTTTAACGTAACAGCTTTCCCAACTAAGCCAGCCTTGGTCCGTTGGACACCAGGGACTCTTCAAAATCCACATGCAGATAAAGAGCTGCACCTAGGCGACGACGCAGGAAAGCCTAATGCTTTCCCTTGGTATGACCTAGCAGGATTATTCTACCTAAATGATGAGTATGAAGGCGGAGAGCTCTTTTTCCCAAATCAGGGGATTCAGTTTAAGCCAAAAGTAGGTGCCGCATACTTTTTCCCAGGGGACATGAACTATATACACGGCATTACAGAGATTACCTCTGGTGAAAGATATACTGTTCCATTCTTCTGGACAATTACAGAGCTAGGAGAGTTTGATGCCAAATATAGTTAGAGGTGGAACTGGTTGGGGCCAGGACCCAGTGTCTCCAGAGATCTTGGACTCAGTAAAGTTTGAAGAGTTTTACCCAAAGATTCATGTGTATAAAAACTTGTTGCCAAGTGCTGAGAGGCTAGTAGAGATTCTTAAAGAGTCTGGACAAGACAGGGCAGCATCTTATTACTTTAACATGTGGGATAAGTGGCATGTATTCGGAGAAACAATTGGTGGGATAAACTTTAATCCAATTTACGAAGACCTTGTAGATGAAGAAAAGAAGGCAGCAGAAGAAGTTATTGTTAGAGAGCTGAATAATGCTTTTGCAACCGCAACGCAACACTACATGAGGTACAACAATGTAACTAAGGGCGATGACTGGACAACCATGGGGCCATCAATTTGCAAGTATGATTCCGAGATGGAGCATTGTGGAATTGACTACCTTAGCATGAAATACCACACAGACTATGACTTTATTCGTGGAGATGAGCCTGGAGACAAGTTCGCTATTACTTGTACGATGTATCTTAATGATGACTATGAGGGCGGAGAAATGTGGTTTAACTTAAGCGGAAGTGCCGCAGACTCGTTTGGAGAGATCCCACTAAAAGACTCTGAGATCAATATCTACAAGCCACAAGCTGGTGACGTTTTGGTTTTCCCATCGGGACATCCAGACGTGCTTTCCGAAGATAGTACGTACTTTCACGGGGTAAGTAGGACTTGGAAGTCAGAGGAGAACCCCTCTAACAAATACTTTATTAGGTCATATTACCTAATCCCGTTTGAGGGAACTCCAGAGTGGTTAGCAGGACAAGACAAGTATGGAGAAGAGGTCTGGGAGAAGATGGAGACCGAGAGAATTAAGGCAAGGGTAAAGACCCACCAAGAACTTCAAATTCTGAAAACGAGGACATCTGCCAGCGATAAGGAGTGCGGTCTATACTGATGTCAGAGCTAGAGTACTATGATTTAGAAGGTGCACCCATGGTTAGGGTGTACAAAAATCTGCTACCTAGCATAGATAGAATTCACGAGGTTCTAATTGATTCAGAGAAGAACCCCGAAAAGTACAGCAGGTTTGGTGGATGGAGACAGTGGAACAACTTAGGAACTCAGGTTCCAGCTGGTCTTGGCGGATATTCTAAAGAATACGTTGGAAAAGATACATCATTTTTTTGGCCTGATTTAATAAGTTCAGATCTTCATAAAGAAGAGGTATCGCTATTGTCTGAGATGTATGATGCCTATTTTATAAGTCTTGAACACTATTCCAAAAGTCATGGTTTAGATTATGGACTGGAGACTTTTCCAGATGGCCCAGCCTTCTATAAGTATGATCATTCTCTCCAAGCACCTACCCCAAATACTCCAGAATTCCATATGAACTACCATACCGACTTTGCATTTTCGCTGAAGGGTAACCCAGGGAAAAAGTCAATTACCACAACGACTATGTATTTAAATGACAACTATCTGGGCGGAGAAGTCGTGTATAATATAGAGCCAAGACTAGCTAGGCCATACTACAAGAGGTCAGAGCAGTTTGCCAAAGATGAGTCTTACTATTCTGGAAGGGTTGTTCTTACTCCAGAAAAAGGAGACGTCGTTGTTTTTCCATCTGGAAATCCAGAATATCTTTCAGAAAACGGCTACTACTTTCACTGTGTAAATAGGGTCCAGGGAGGGGATAAATACTTTGTTAGCTTTTTTAACTCGTACCTGTATCATGGATCAGAAGAGTACCAGGCTGGAGTAGAAGAATACGGAGAAGATTTATGGACATGGCTAGAACAAAGACGAACATTCCAAGCAGGATTTAGAAAGAAAGCGGTATCATTAAATGACCCAGGAAAAGAATAGCATCCCAAAACTAGAATCAAAGTCTTTTGTATTTTTTAAAGACGAAGTTATCACTAACGGCAAAGGACAGCTAGGAGTAGAGAGAAACAGGATTGTAGAGATTCCTGGATTCGTCTCTGAAGAGATGTCAAAGTCTCTGGTTGAATACTTTAAGAAAGAAGACAGATGGGGAGAGACGGCTTTTAATGGATCTCACGGCGCCCCCGTAGAAGCTGGAAGTTCAAAGCCATCTGACTTTGGGCTAGAAGACGCTGTCTTTATGACTATAAACTCAAAGCTACAAGAGGCTGTATCGGCTGTTTATGGCAAATTTATAACGCCATCATCCATACATGCTCAAAAGTGGGACGTAGGGTCTTCCGCAAATCCTCACTCAGACAACTCTGACTTCGAGGGGAATCCAACAGAAGGATTTGAAAACCTAAAGTATGTTGGAATACTTTACCTTAACGACGACTATGAAGGTGGAGATCTTTTCTTCCCAGAGCATGATATATCCATACACCCGAACCCAGGGTCAATGTATATATTTAGTGGCGGTGTAGAAAACATTCACGGTGTTACAGAAATTACTTCTGGCACCAGATACTCAATAGTCTCTTTTTGGGATGTTGCGAAAGGGGGCCAGTAATATGGTCTGGAACCCAGCATCTGATAACTTTAACATGTATTCTGGATTAGTGGCCGAGGCTCCAGAGTTTATCGGAGAGTCTCAGGCGTCCGATGTAATTAAGTTTTTTGATAAGCAAGACACATCTTGTGCCCTGCATCCTCACACTCACCACACCCCAAATAACGAAGACGTCTCTGATAATTTTTCGTGGGATAAAGAGTGTATTAATCTGCAGGGAAGCCCCTCATCTGAAATTGATAAATCAAAGCTCGATAACATATTTGGAATCTCGGGTCTTATAAAGCAAATGCAAGACGCTGTAGCCAGGAGTACAAATGAAGATGTTGAGTTAGCAAAGGTTGTCTTTCATAAATACACTCCAAACTCTTCTGGCCCAGAGCATATCGATGTATGGCCACAGGCTTCTTTACTTTACCTTAATGATGACTACGAAGGCGGCGAGTTATATTTTCCTAATCAAGATTTAGAGATTTCTCCAAAAGGTAGGTCTCTTCTAATCTTCAATGGCGGGGGAGACAACATGCATGGTGTTAAGAGAATTAGCTCTGGATATCGGTATGTTCTTGTAGCATTCTGGGAGTTTAGGGATAAAGCTAATTTGCAAAATTTTTGGGATAAAGAGAATAAAGAAGTTGACGAGAACAATGCCGTAGTGTCTAAAGAAGTTTCCAGGCTGAGATCTTACAACGAAAGTTCTACAGTCCTTTACGCCCATAGATTTCCAATATTTGAAATTCAGTCATTTGTTTCAAGCACTGAGGCCGAGAGATTAGAAGACTATCTTTCTATAAACGATTCCCGCGACGAGTGCTGGGGACCCATATGCTTTAGAGAGTACTGGGAGGCTATTGGAGGATCTTCAGACAAGTGGCCACAGCTTGTTCCAGGAATAGAAAAAGATACAATAAGCAAGTTGAGTAAAAAAATTAAAGATGCGGTAGAGTTCTTCCTAGATGGAGAGCAAGTGGAGTTCTCTAAGATGAAGGGGCACGAGCACCCAGAGGGTGCCTCAAGTCCACCACATGGACATGGCCCAGCCAGAGCGGTAGCAATTCTGGCATTAAATGACAGCTATGAAGGTGGCGAGGTTACAATACCCATGTATGGAATTTCCCTCAAGCTAGACCTGGGGTCTTTGTATATTTTCCGTGAAGGCGACGATGTACCCAATGGCGTTGCTAAGGTTATTTCTGGTACTAGGCATATCATCATGTCTCACTGGCAGCCAGTAGGTCATCCGTATAATTCTGCAGGGGCCTCTGAGCGAAATTTCCTGGTATAATATTATATAAAGAATCTAGGAGATTGTTAAGATATGGAAATTAAAGTTAGCCACCACGAGAAGATCGTAGAGATTAAGTCGTTTTTAGATAGGCAGTACTGCCTTGACGTCATTGAATTCCTAGATGGAAATGATGACGACGGTGATAACTGGAATCCAATTTGCTTCCCAAGTGTGCTTGGCGTAAATGTTGGCGAGCCAAAATCTACAGACAAAATTTCTGTAGAAGATATGGGCAAGATTAGAGACAAGATGCATAAGGCAGTAGAGGATGTCATCGGTAGGCCAGTGAAGAATATGACAATGAGTGGTCATAAGTATCCTACTGGATCATGGGCAGCCCCACACTCAGATAGCTCAGAGCTAGACGGAACCCCAAATGCTTGGCAAATGAACAAGTATGCCTGCATCCTTTATCTGAATGATAATTACACTGGCGGAGAGATTTATTTCCCACAGCACAATATCGATATTGCCCCAGGTCCAGGCAGCTTGGTAGTATTCGAGGGCAGCCACGAATTCCTCCATGGAGTAAGGGAAATCACAAGCGGCGACAGGTTTACAATACTAGCTTTTTGGGATAACGAAGAAGCAGTATATGACAAGGAATTTTTAGAGCAAAAGGTTGATGAGCAAAGAACAGCTTTGGACTATGTAGAAAGTAGCCATGACTATGGTCAGTACAATGGAAGAACTTTTGGTAAGCAGAATCCAGAAGATCTATATGGAGTAATGGGCGAAGAGTCTAAAACACAAAGGTAGGCAATGCATATCTGGGTATTCCAGGACCTGGTGCCTTCACTCCGTGAAGATATTGATCGTCACCAGGAAATATCATTAAAGATTTTGCGGGCGGTCTTACTTCCAGTCCTAGCTTTGGAAAGAACAGCTCTCCCTC